TTCGACCCCTCCTCTGGGGTTGCACAAGCAGTCAATCAAACCATCTCAACTGGTGCTAGTTTTGCAGCAACTTACTCCGTAACAACTATCGGCGGAACGGCGTTTAATTTTACTGGTTACTCAGGTGCTGCAAATTTAACTAAATCAGTGAGCATTGGTTCTTCTTTGTTCGCGTTGAGAACTTTTAGTGTTGGTCTTGGTAGCACAGGAGATAGTCAAAACTTAACTCTTGGTCTGGGAGCAACTATGACCAAAGGTCTTAGAGAAGGTAGATATAAATACGATGTTCTGGTTAGCAGCGGAACCACGGTGTATAGAATTGTAGAGGGAGATGTGATGGTCAGAGCAGGAGTGACTTCCTCAGTCTAAATAACATAGGAGGACTCCTAATATGTCGAAGCCATCAAATCGCCAAGGTCTCATCGATTATTGCCTCAGGCAACTCGGTGCTCCTGTTCTGGAAATCAATATTGCGGATGAACAGATCGATGATCTGGTAGATGATGCTATTCAATATTTTCAAGAAAGACACTATGATGGTGTCCTGCAAATTCCGCTGAAATATAAAATCACCCAAGACGATATTGATAGGGGTAAAGCACCATCTGGTGGCACGTCTGGAATCACAACTACAACAGTAGACAAAACTGTTGGTGTTTCAACTCAGTTTACTTTTCAAGAGAACGGTAATTATATTCCGTTACCAGACTCTATTATTGGAGTCAATAAAATTTACAGATTCCCTGGCACTCAAACGATGTCAACGGGAATGTTCAACGTCAAATATCAACTATTGATGAATGACGTTTATCATTTTGGATCACTGGAATTGCTCACGTATTCCATGGTCAAGAGTAAGTTAGAAGACATTGATTTCTTACTGAATCCCCTCAAACAATTGCGATTTAATATCCGAGAACAAAAACTCTACATTGATTGTGATTGGGGAGACTTTGCGGTTGATGATTATATTATCATTGATTGTTGGAGAGCCATGGATCCCAATGATACACCGGGGGTATTCAACGATAGATTCATTAAGAAGTATTTGACTGCTACGATGAAGAAGCAGTGGGGTATGAATCTAATTAAATTCCAAGGAGTAAAACTTCCTGGTGGAGTTGAACTTAATGGCAGACAGATTTATGACGACGCGATGCAAGAGTTGAAAGACATCAATGATCAGATGCTCTCCACTTACGAAATTCCTCCTCTTGATCTTATCGGATAATGGCACTTAATCCTTACTTCACTCAGGGCACACGCGGTGAGCAAGGTCTAGTCCAAGACCTGATCAACGAACAACTTCGCATGTATGGAGTTGATGTACACTATATTCCCAGAAAGTATGTCACTCAAAATACTGTCATTAGAGAAGTAATTCAATCTAAATTTGACGATGCATATCCTATCGAAGCGTATGTGAAGTCAGACTCCTATGAGGGTGCTGGCATCATGCTTTCCAAGTTTGGTGTACAGCAGCAGGATGATGTCACTCTGATTATTTCAAGAGAGAGGTGGGAGACATATATTCAACCACTGATTAAGAACGAACAGGATATTAAACTATCATCTAGACCAAAGGGTGGAGACCTAATTTATTTTCCACTTGATGATAGATTATATGAAATCAAGTATGTAGAATACGCTGATCCTTTCTATCAGTTACAAGATCTTTACACATATGAGTTACGATGTGAGGTCTTCCGTTATGAGGATGAAGTCATCGATACTGGTGTTGATGACATCGATGACAGCATGGAAGATGCTGGATATGCAGAGACTCTGAAACTGATTGGAATTGGTCAGACTGCAACAGCTACTGCAACGTTTACAAATGGTGGATTGCAGTTTATCAACCTCACCAACCGAGGTCAAGGTTATACATCAACACCTACGGTAGCAATCTCTTCTGCACCTTCGAGTGGTATTCAGGCAACTGCCGTTGCTATCACTACTTCTAGAACTGGGTTTGCCACGGCATCATCTTTGGATAGTATCGTCCTTACCAACCCAGGTGCTGGATACACGGTGCCACCATCCGTCGTTTTAGTTGGCGGCGGTGGAGCTGGTGCTGCCACCACAGTTGGTATTGCCACCACAGGTGGTGTTGGTATCGTAACAATTACTAGTGGTGGTGCTGGATATACAACTGTTCCAAACATCACATTTAGTTCTCCTGGTGGTTCCGGTGTCACAGCTGTTGGAGAAGTTATTGTTAGTGCAGCTGGAACAATTAATGCAATTAGAATATCCAATGCTGGATTTGGATATACTGTTCCACCCACAATCACTATCGGAAATCCATCTCTTACTGGAACTGGCGATTACATCTATAATGAGATCGTTACAGGTGGAACGTCTGGAACTCAGGCAAGAGTCAAGAAATGGATCTCCTCTACCGGAGAACTTAGAGTCTCGATTGCCAACGGAACCTTCACATCTGGCGAGACAATCACTGGCCAAGACTCTGGTGCTGTCTATACATTATCAACTGTTGATACTGATGATCTCATTGACCCATATGCAGATAATGACAATATTCAAAGCGAAGCAGACGGTATTTTAGACTTCACTCAGAGGAATCCTTTCGGAAAATGTTTGAATACTTTTACAATGAGGTATTGAGGAGGACTGTCATTGCGTTTGGCACCCTGTTCAATAACATTACTATCAAACATTTGGATGGAAGCGATAACACTGTCAGTGTTATGAAGGTTCCTCTGGCATATGGTCCTACCCAAAAGTTTCTTGCCAGAATTGAGCAGACTCCAAACCTAAACAAACCAACATCCATCACTCTTCCAAGGATGTCTTTTGAGTTTAGTGGTCTGACTTATGATCCATCTAGAAAAGTATCTCAGACTCAAACCTTCTTATCAAAGAAAGTAGATTCTGAATCGACGATTAAGAAAGCATATATGCCAGTGCCATATAATATGGCATTTGAATTGAGCATCATGACGAAGTTAAATGACGATGCTCTTCAAATTGTTGAACAAATTTTACCATACTTCCAACCATCTTATAATGTGACAGTTCAGATGGTGGGAGAAATCAACGAAAAAAGAGATATTCCAATTGTTCTCGATTCAGTAAACTTCACTGATGATTATGAGGGTGACTTTTCTACTAGAAGAGCACTGATCTATACTTTGAGATTTACCGCAAAAACTTATCTGTTCGGTCCTATCCCAGATCAGTCTGCTGGTATTATCAAGAAGGCTACTCTCAATTACATGACCAACATGGATACGAAGAATCCCAGACGGGAACTTCGTTATTCAGTTACTCCAAGGGCAACCAAAAACTACGTTGGAGATGCATCTGGATATCTCAACGAAGATATCGAAGCAGCAGAAACTGTTCTTACTCTTGTTGATGCAGCTGCATTTAGTGAAGATAGTTACATCACAATCAACAATGAGGAGATGTACATTGAATCTATTGCCGGTAACAACCTCAAAGTTAGAAGAGGTCAAGATGGAACCACAGCAGTGGATCATGTACAGGGATCTGGTGTTAACATCTTGAACGCTGCCGATGATGCTCTGATCGAGATTGGAGATGACTTTGGTTTCAACGAGACTACATCGTTCTTCCAAGATTTTAGCACGGACATGTCATGAAGTTTGACGACTTAAACGAGACCTTTGATGTTGCTGGCGATATCGTCGAAGCAACAAAAGATGTAAAAGTAACCAAACCTCTTCCTGAAAGGGACAAAACTGAGGTTAGAAAAGACTATGAATATACAAGAGGTAATCTTTATAGTATAATTGAAAAAGGTCAAGAGGCAATCAATGGCATCCTTGATTTGGCACAAGAAAGTGAAATGCCTCGCGCATATGAAGTTGCTGGACAGTTGATCAAAAGTGTCTCTGATGCAACTGACAAGTTGATGGATTTGCAAAAGAAACTGAAAGATGTTGAGGAAGAGTCTCAGAAGGGACCAACCAATGTCACAAATGCTCTTTTTGTGGGATCAACTGCTGATCTTACTAAGATGCTCAAAGATGCACAAAAGACTCAAAATAAATAACTAAAAAAGTTGTGACTAAAATGCCCGAAGAGCATAATAGCGAATTACCATCTATTGAGGATATCGTAGGGCAGACCGAAGAACTTCCTTCGGTTGATGAATTTATTGAGCTGGAAGAAGAGGAAGTAGAAGAGGAAACTCAGATAATTGATGATGCAGAGGGAAATGCAAAGATAGAAGTAGTTGATGTAATTCAAGCACCCGAATGGGGTGAAGTTCTACGTCTAATTAATGATGTTCGAGAAAGTATTCCAGAGATTCCCGAAATACCTGAGATCAAAACATATGACGAAGAACTTAAAGCAATTTGTGAAATTATTGATGATGTAAGGGAATTAATTCCTGTCGTCCCAGAAGTAAGATATTATGAAGACGAACTTGAAACGATTAGAGAATCGGTTCAGTCAGTCAAAGATTCAATTCCAACTCTTCCCGTTTGGATTGAAAA